GGTGCAACTATTACATTACCAGCACCTCCATATACAGTAGGCCAAGTGATAACAGCAACAACAGGTGGTATTGGATTTGTTGAGACTCCAATTGCTCTTATTGATATATTTGGAACTGGTGGTAGTGGTCTTAAGTTACAAGTTAATATAGATAGTCAGTTAGCAGCAGCTCAAGCATACATCAATGTAATTGGTTTTGCTGGTATTCGTTATGAATTATCTAGTTTAGCTAATGACTGGTTAATATTTGGTGATAAATTTGGTGCGGCGGATGGAATGTATGTACAATTTGATGCTCAATATACCTTTGGTCTAATTAGGTCTAATGTTACAAGTGCAATACAAACATATTTAACAACTTTACCATTTGATGGTTTAATTATCTTATCAGATTTAATGGGTGCTATTAAAAGTGTTCCAGGTGTAATAGATGTTGACTTTAAGAATTTAGTTAGAACAGATAACACTTATGGAAGTGAATTACCATTAGTAGGAGGAAGTACAGTATATCTTCCGCAAGTAAATTCTATTGCTGGTATAGCATTATATGAGCCATCTCTATCTAAAATTTTATATCAAACTAATCCTTTAAGTTAATGGCAATATATGATATTGATTATAATAATTTAGTAGCTAATATACTACCTCCAAATAAACGTTTACCAAGGTTTTTACAGTTTTTACGTAGCTTTGTTAAGCCGTTAGGTTGGAATCATAGTAACTTTTTTGGTGAATATGCTCAAGGAAGTGGAGCACCGTTATGGTCTTCTACTAATACTTATGCAGTTGGAAACAAAGTAAATAGCTGGTTTCCATTTGATACTAACATAAATAACATAACAAATACATCATTTTCAACAGGTTATCCTAGACAAAATGCAGTATATGAGTGTCAATTTGGTGGAAAATGGCCTATTTTATGTGCACCACAACAAGATTATGGTACAGGAGCTGAATTAGTATCATCATTAAATAATACAGGTGGTGTTTCTGGAATTGGTATTAAAAATGGTGGTTCTGGATATGGTGCTGCTGCACAATTATATTTTGTTGGAGGTGGAGGTTCATTGACAAGAGGTTTTTTAGATTACGATAATAACAATATAAAAGGTACTGCAACTATATCAGCAGGTGCAGTTACTTCAGTGACAATAAGCGGTTATCAAGAGACGCAATATATTGTTCCACCAACAGTATTTTTCTTTTCGTTATTTGGTGGTGGTGCAATTGGTGTTCCAATACTAGATAATGGAATTGTAACAGGTGTAACAATTGTTAACGGTGGCTCAGGTTATTTAGGAGCTCCGGCCGTGTATATTTATGGTGGTACAACTAGAGGCAAGGGTGAGATTACACAAGTAAGAGTTCCTTTTCCTGGTACTGGTTACACAGAAGCACCACAAGTATTTGTTGGTTCACAATGGCAACTTGTAACAAATGATTTTAGAGGTGCTACAAAGAGAACAAAATATAACGGACATTTAGGTACATTAACTTGGATATTAAATGAATATTTTCATACAACATTTAGAAACTTTAGTTCACCTATTGGATTATACGGTTGGTCTACTGGAGGAGGTGCTACTTTAGGTACGGTTTCTGTAGTGAGTGGAGAGATTACTAATATAGCAGTAATAACTGCAGGTTCAGCATATTCCGAGCCGCCGTTAGTTTATATTTCAGATGATACAGGTGTTGGAGCAACAGCGTATGCAGTGGTTGAGGAAGGAAAAGTTAAATCGATTAATATAAGTAATAAAGGTTCTGGTTATTCATCAACACCAGAAGTTACTTTATTTGGAGGAGGTCAGGGTATTTATCAACAAGCACACTCAGATATTTTTATATCAACACTTAGTGAAGTCGGAAATATATTTTTTGTTGGTGCAATAGATGCTGAATCTAGTTATGTTATTGCAGAGAATACTGAAATAGCTATACCTTTTGTACAATATGTTGGTGGAACTAATGGTATATCTAATCAATATGCTGTGTGGATTCCGTTAACATATTGGAATAACATTGTAGTTGAAGACATACCTTCTGGTATGACTGGTGAGGTTTTAAAATTTACTCGAGAAAACATATTTAGAACAATTATTGATAAATATGCTCCTGCCGGAGTGAGTTATGTAGTATTACCATATTAAAAAAGATAAATAGATTATGCGAAAGATAGAATTTACAGAAATACAATCAGGTGCAGCAATGCCTTATAAAGCTGGTACATTTGAACACCTGTTACAAAGTGTAAGAGAAATATCAATAAAGTTGACAGCAGCTCAAATGCCAAACATGGACACATCACCTGGTAATATTAATGTAATACAAGGTATAGAAAGTGTATCACCTGGTACATACACAGCTGGTGCTATAATATATGATGGTGCAGGAATAATCGCTCAAGTATATCCAACAGGCACACAAGATTTTGACTCACCAGGTTTTTTTCAATTAGATGATGGTTCATTTACTGGGCCTGAAATTTTTATTGTTAAATCATCTGTTGGTGTATCACCAACTACACCTGTATGGTTAGTTAAAGGAAGTTTTGTTGGAGACACTTTAAATGCTGACCCTGTTTTATTTTCAAATTCTACATTTCATGATGTACATTCAACATGGTTTGTTGAAATAGCCGTTATACCAACACCAGGTAGTATAGCTTATAAAATTGGAACATTTGCAGATTTATATTATGCTTATTCAAGCGTTTTTACTAACAGGTGGCTTACAACTGTTGTACAGGGGCCTAGTCTTATGCATACACAAACTATGTTGACAACAAAAGTTATTAATATAGGAGATTGGGATATGCAAACAAACTCTAATAAAACAGTAGCGCATGGTGTGCCAGATTTTACAACAATAAGAAGCATAAGTGTTGTTATTAGAAATGACACTAATACATATCATTATGATTTAAACAAAGCAGGTTTTATTGCACGTTGGACAGCTACTAACATAGACTTTTTAAGAGATTTAGGTGGTACTTTTGATAATGTTGACTTTAATGCAACTTCATATAATCGTGGTTTTGTAACAATAACTTATGAAGGATAATAAATAAATAAGAATATGATTATACCTAAATACACACATTATCTTGATTCTGATGAACCAGTAATGTTAATTGATGCACATATTGGATTTGATTCTGAAATGGGCATGGGCATTAATGGGCATGAATTTGCACAAGAATTAATGTGGTTAGATACTCTTGGAAAAAATAGAATTAGAATTTGGATTAACTCACCAGGTGGTGCAGTTGATGAAGGCTTCTCTATTTACAATGCTATGTTGATGACAGAGACACCGGTGGATACTTATAATATAGGTATTGCTGCTAGTACAGCTGGATGGATATTTGAAGCTGGCCGTAGACGTTATATTAATGATTATGCAAAGATAATGATTCATAATCCATTTATACAAGGTGATGCATCATCATCAGATAAAAAGGCATTGCGTGAAATTAAACATTCTATTTGTGTTGCTATTGCATCTCGTTCAGGACATACTGAAGAGCAGATTGCAATTATGATGGATAGAGAAACATGGGTTAATGCTGATGAGGCCTTATCTAGTGGATTTGCTGATGAAATTAATAATTCATCTTCATTCAATAAGAAGAAAGAATCTATTAAAAGTATGGATATTTTATCAGCATGGCAAGAAGGTGCGAAAATTTTTAATATTGGAAGATATATAAAATCAGGAACACTTTTTGATGTTCCGGGAATAAATACCAAAAATCAAACTTCTATGAGCAAAATTTTAGCTAAATCTCTCGGTCTTGAAGAGAATGCAACAGAGGAGCGAATTCTAGCAGCTATTACAAATTTAAAAAATGCGGTAGCATCAGAGGCGGAAGCTGAAGGTGATACAGATGCAGATGGCGATTGTGTAAATGTAGCAGAAGGAGGAGCCTCTGAAATGGACGGACTTAAACAAAGAATGGATGAGATTGAAAAAATCGGTAAAGGTATCAGTGATTTGATGACTAAGAATGAAGAATTAACAAAAACTTTTTCTGAGTTTACAAAGACTATTGATGCAATGAAATCTGGTTTAGAAAGTAAATCTGTAAATTCTGATGAAGAAACTTACGATGTTGCCAAAAATTCAGCTGCTGTTGAGCTAGTTGATAAATATATAACACGTATTGGCAATTCTGATGTTAAAGTAATTAACACATGGGTGTTGAAAGCAATGGCTGACCCGTATAAAACAGAACATGAGTTATCTCAACTTCCGTTAAACGCAAAGTCTCTTGCAAAGGGAATTTCAAGTGCTGCATCAATAGCAGCAAAAAATGAAGTACCTGTAACTTCAGATGCAAATACGCTAGGCGAGTGGTATGCTCGTCAACATCGCGAGAAAAAGTCCAACAAAGGATAATATATAAAACATAAAAAAAATAACCTCTAATATGAGATTTATAAACAAAATAGTTAACACAGTACCTGATTCACTTGCACCAGTAGCAGGACCTCCAGTTGGTGGTTTACAGGATACTAATTATGCTGGTACATGGGCACCGTATTTTATTTTACCTGCCACTTATGGAATGGACTCAATCAACAAGGGTTTATTTTATGTAAAGGATGGTATCCGTAAGGAACATTCAATTGGTACTTTGGATTTTGCAAATCCTTGGCAGCCAGTTTCTAAGAACCCAACGCTTGATGCGTATGCTGGTGTTATTGGAAACGGTGGACCAATTACGATTAATCGTAGAACATTGGTTCCTCAGAATCAAATGTTGTACACTGAGTTTGACCCACGTGATTTAGAACTTACTGCTTGGTCAGAAGTTATGAGCACAGCGTTGTTAAGCCGTGAACTTCCACAAGAAGTTGAGTCTTATGTAACTTATCAAGTTGTTCGTAGAGCATTTGAGCAAGTTGAAAATGAAGTTTGGATGGGTTCACAATCATTCAAAGTAGCAAATGGTTCTACTTACGGTGTAGGCGGAACAGGAGCAGCAACTACTATTAATGGTATTGCTTATGTTCCATATCAATTACAATTCTTTGATGGTATTTTTGTTAAAGTACTAGGTAACGGTACTACTCAGACAACTGATAATACTTATGCTAACTACACAGCAGTATCTAACGCTGGTCAATATCCAGTTTATGTTACTAACAACCCAGCAACTTTCCAAACTCCAAACGGTGTTCTTGGTGCTGGTGTAGCTTTAACTCCAACTAACATTGGTGATGCTCTTCAGAATCTTTACTCTGCAGCATCTACTTACAACCGTGCATTGCTTGCATCACCTGCAAAATATGACCGTTTGAAATTTATTTGTTCAGTTAATACTGCAACTGTATACGAGCAATACTTAACTACTCAACCTTTCAAAAACAACGATACTACTGATGCAGGTATTAATCGTTACAAAGGATTTGATGTAGTATCTGTAGCAGGTCTTCCAGATGATACAATTGTATTTACTGAGGCTATTGCAGCAACAGATGGTAACTTGTTCTTCGGTATGAACTCAATCTTAGATGAAAACTTCCAATTACAACGTACTATGCCATCATCAGAAACTTTCTTCTTGAAAATGTTAATGAAAATGGATGTTAACTACGGATTTGGTAACAAATTGTTCATCTATACTACATTGACTGATGCAGATTTCGGAACAGTAGCTTTGTAATCGAATTAAATCGAATAAATAGAGGGCCTGCCTTAGTAATAGGTCAGGCCCTTTTTAATAAAAATTAAATAAAAAGAAAATGGCAGCAAGCTTTAGATTTTCACAAATTCCAGGTAGCAGCAATAGTTCACTTCTTATTACAAGAGAAAATGTAGAATTATTTTGGGATGCTTCAATAGACCTAGCTGATTCACTTAGCAGAGCTGAACAATCATTAGTTACAATAGACCTTGACACATCACCAACTGGTAATTTTACATTAACAGATTCAGGTGTTGCAGTAGGTACTTTTATTGGAGATAAATTGACAGTTTTAGTTAAGGGAGCCGGTGGAAGTGAGGTAATCACTTTAGGTACAGGATTTACAGGAGCAGGTTTAACAATGTCTTCAGTAGCAGTATTAGAATTTATTGCTGGCGGAAGTACTTGGATACTTGTATCTAAAATCACTGAATAATAAAAAAATAAATTAAAAGACAATGGGTTTAAATGATGTAGTTATCATTCCGAGTCAGAACGGTTTAGGTCGTGGCCTTCCAGGTCAGGATTATATTTCTGGTATGATGTTTTATTGTGATACAGTTCCAAGTGGATTTGCATCAAGTAATATACAACAAGTTCTTTCAGTAGCACAAGCAGAAGCTTTGGGTATCTTAGATGATTACTCAGATGAATCTAGAGCTTATGGTAATGTAATAATTACAGCAGCAGGTGCAGCAGGAGATGTTGTATCAATTTATGTTCAAGAGCCAGTAAACAATGTATTATTAGGTTCTTATACAGTTAAAGTTGGTGATACAACCGCTTTAATAGCATCTGGTTTAGCACAAGCTTGTGCTGTTAGACGTAATACTACTGGTTATGATATTTCAGTATCTTCTTCAACACATGTTGATATAGTTGCTAGACCTGGTTTAGGTTTATTTGTAAATAGTGGTTCACCAATATCAACAACAATTGTTGGTTCAGTATCAACAACTATTACACAATTTACTGGTGGAAAACCTTCATTCTTGGCACAATGGCATTATCATATTGCTGAATATTTCCGTATTCAACCATCAGGTAGTTTATTTGTTGGATTCTTTCCAGTAAGTGGACAAACTTGGGATTTTACTGAAGTAACTGATATGCAAGTAGCAGCTAACGGAGCTATACGTCAAGTAGGTTTATATCTTGCAAGCCCAAGTGGTGATGGAACAGACCCAAGTATTTCTGAATTAATGGCAAATGATTTAGGGTTTAGTACAACTGAAGTTATTCCAGCAATAGCTGATTTATTACAAGCTAAAGCTACTAGTCTAGCTTCATTACATACACCTCTTATTGCTATATTTGCAACAGATTTAGCTGGTCTTACAAGTCCAGATACATTTACTGCATTAACAGCACTTGAAGACTTAACAACACATGCTGATAATAGAGTATCTGTTACTATATCACAAGACGGTGCAGGCTTAGGAGCATCAATTTTTGCAGCACAAGGTACATCAATTACAGACATTGGTGCTATTTTAGGAGCAGTATCATTGAGCGCAGTATCACAAAGCATTGCTTGGGTAGGTGGATTTAACCTTACAAATGGTGTTGAATTAGCTACACCAGCGTATGCTAACGGTAGATTAGTTAATGAAGTAGCAGACCAGACATTACAATTACAATTACAAAACTTTGCATATATCTTTTTAAGAACATATCAAGGTGTGTCAGGTACTTTTGCACAGAACAATTCTTGTGCTATTAAACCATCTAGTGATTATGCATACATCAATGATAATCGTACTTGGGATAAAGCATCAAGATTACTTTACTCTGCATTAATACCAGTATTGAGTCAATCAATTACATT